TCACGTCCACTGTACTACCTGCGCTATCTGCCGTCCAAACGTAGGTGCTATTATCAATAAGCCTGAGATATAAATACGGCGTGTTATTGCGCGGCCTGAGTGTGTACTCAGTAGATGGAATGGTTGTGCCGTCACCATTTACCAGGGTTATGACTTCCAGCAGGTCTTCATCCATCGTTATGGTCCGTCCGTCCGCTTCCTCTTCCGGTAAACTAAAATACCTTGTTTGAATATAAGGGTAGAAAAAGCGTCCAGTTGCATCATCCAGATAACGGCTTGCCGCTTTGAGAAGTCTCTCAATAACCGCATCATCAGCCGTGTCCGTAGTGACAGACTGCCCGCGTGCCGTGACGTAGGCTTTATATTCTGCAAGCGTGCAATATGAATTGACGGTTGTCATTAATCCTCATAATAGATAGCCACGTACCCAATTTTAGAATTTCCGCCGTCAGCAATTGCGGCATTGACCACGCCTTGCAGGATGGGACAAGCCCTATCGCCGCCAGCGGAACCAGTTAGCGCCGTCCCGTCTGAGAGTTCGTGAACAAGATCACGCGGATAGTACCAACTGTCAGAAGTGCCAGCCGAGGCCTTTGTCAGGAGCGCCTTACTTGTTCCATTCGGGCCTTTGCAGGTTAATGTCAGAGTTGCGCCCGTTGCAATTTGAGTACTGCCCGTCCCCGGTTGATATTCAACCGCATATAGTTTGCCAAGAATGGCACTTGTATCATTGGTTGAAGCCGTCCCCAAACTTGCATGAGTGTTGAGAGTTAAGAAAGTTTCTTTCACGGTATCCTCGTAATAGATAATTATTTTTCCTGACAGGGTATCTCCGCCCTGTGCAACGGCTAAATAGGGAACTCCCTGAACAATTGGTTCTGCCCTATCTCCACCACTTGAACCAGTTAACGCGGCGGCATTGGCAACAGCATGAACCAAGTCACGCGGATACCACCATAAGTCAGCCGTACCAGCATTGACGATTGTTAGAAGTGACTTGGATGACCCGTTAGGCCCATTACAAGTGAGTGTCAAATCTGCACCTGTCGCCGCTGTTCCGCGCTTGTATTCGATGGCGTACAACTTGCCCAAAATAGCGCGCTCTCCCGTGACAGTTGCCACGCCAGAGCCATTGGTAGTGAATGACAGAATGATATTTTTCATGGTTTATTTGACCTTGTTCCAAATGGCAGTTACTTTGCCGTGAATATAATCCAAGTTTGCAATAATAGTAGCTTGATTGGTAAGTATCTGTTGTATCAATGTTGAATCCATTCCGGTATTTGTTTCTTTAGTTCCAGTACCAGAACAATTGGCGCAAGGGTTTTCTATATGTTCACCATCACGCGTATTGTAATGTCGTATGCCTGTGCCTGCACATTCCGGGCAGGCATAATAAAATTTTATGCCCATTACCAAACCCTCCGCTGGTAACTTTCAGCACCAGCCGCCGCGCCCTTTTCAAATTCAGACTTGTACCAACGATCCGGAATGGCTTTGCCAGAATTCAAACTATCTAAGGCCATCCCTCTACCTGTGCGCGCAATTATCGCAGGAAGGGGAAGCGAGAGAACCCGCTTCATCCGTCCGCCGCAAGTATGTATTTTTACGGCGTCGCGTGCTGAGATGGAGGCCGAAGCCTCCATCTCAACATCACATTTCTGGCAGTGGTAATTGTAGATTGGCATTACTTGAATTTGCAAGTGCAAGCTACTTTGAAAGTTCCGCCAGCCAATTCAACAAACCCTTTGCCCTCACAAATCGGGCAGTCGGGTTTCGGTTGAGGCTCAATAACTTGGGCTTCTTCCTTGACTTCTTTTACTTCCTTATCTTTAGGCATGTTGATCTCCTAACTCTTCGCGATTGTGGTGAACCAGTCAGCAGTACCCGCACTGGTTACCCAGTTGCCGATGGCGCGCCTTGTTCCACCATTTGTAACCACCATTCCGGTAGTACCGCCGCCGCACCGATTACCCGTATACATGGCAAGTCCCAATAGTGTGGTTTCTGCCGAGTTGTCATGCAACCCGTATGTTCCACCATAGAAAGAGTTGTCACGAACTACTGTTCCACCTTGCAGATAATCATCCACGTAAAACCCGGTGGTAATTGAGTTGGCCCAGTTTCTTTCAATCAAATTCTGATTGAACACGCCGCCAGTGAAATAAAAGCCGTAAGTTTGCGAACCGGCATCACCGCCAGCAGTACAGTTGCGAAGTATTGAGCCAGCAAAGTGCATCGAGCAACGCAACCCGCCGCCCGTTGTAGTGGAACCACTGCACATAAATGAGCAATCCTCAAATGAACTGAGCAGGAAGGTTTCAAGATCAACCGCCCAATACGCGCCGCCGGAAGCCTCAAAGTGGATATTATAGAAATTGCATCCAAGCCCGCCGCCTTTGTTAATTGTGGTATCCCATAAGGCTATTAGGTCGGTCATCGCCATTCCATCAGCCGCCGCCGCGCCTGAAATCATTACATCGCCAGCCGCGCCGCCCAAGTGCATCCGATGACCAATACCAATCATATCGAAGCAGTTTGCATCCTGGTCAACTTTTGCGTAGGCCGTTTCCGTACCTTGAACAAAGATTCGGTTATGGATAACCTTGTTGTTTGTGGCGTGAGTAATGCGGTAATTCTCAGATAGCAACAAAGCCGCATCTACTTGATCAACTGCATTATCCCAATCCGAACCATCCGCGCCAGATTTGCCAGTAATGTTATTCACAAAGTAATCACGGCCAAGAAAACCACCCGGCGCTACCGCACTACCAACAGACTGAATATACTTGTTGGTTTCCGAATCCCTTCTTAAAATATACGTACCCATTTTTTATACTCCTCTCATGTCCTGGGCTGGGGAACGCCCCCAGCCCGATCACATGAATATAGGTTAAACAGTTATACCGTAACTGATAGCCGAAGCCGTAGTGTCACGGTTTAGCAAGCCCCAGCGCGCAAGAGCGACAATTTCCCAGCTATCACTATTTGCGAAGCGGGTCGTTTCCATTGTCATCTGGCGTTTGTAGCCGAGTTTCCACTTATCCCAACGTACACCCACAATAGCGCCATAGGCATTATTTGCAACAGTATCAATATCAATTTCACCATCACTGTTACATTTGCGGGTTGTACTGTTGCGGTGCATGTTCCAAGAAGGATAAAGGCTATAACCCCATATCTTAGTCAGCACGCCGCTTTCCAGTGTGGCATTTGCCCACACGTCCTGAGTTTTGACACTCGCCAGTTGCAGGGATTTCTTGTACACGTTCGGGTCAACGATAAAGGCGCATTTAGCTAAATCAGCGCCAGCCAAGCCAGCCGTACCCATCAACCACATGGTTTCAAGATAATCTTCCTCTGTCAATGCACCGCCCGAGCGTGAGTTATTGGTAATGGCAATATGCCGGAACCCATCTGCTAAACAGAAAATTTCAGTTCCTGCCGCACCACCACCGCCAGCGTTTGTATCATTGATATTTGCTACACTGGCAGTTGTGTCGCCATCAATAACAACGTGTTCCATCATTTCAGCGCCGGAGATGGATAACTGTTCGCGCAACTGGGCAACAAACGGGATAAGGCTATCTTCTACCATCTCACCTGTGTATAGAACTTTTGCGCCCATCTTCGCAACGGTCAACTCAACTTTAGTCGGCGTGGTGATCTGCGAAGCGGTGATGGTCGTAGCCGATGGCAGACTGCCTGAGGCTGTAGTTGCTTGCGCTACCACGTACCAGGTCGGGTCAGTTCCTTCGATTGGATAGGTATAAGACTTCCACCCGTCAGGGATTACAACGCTTGGGATTTTAGCAACGATGTTGCTACCCGCGCGGATGTTCTTCCACAGTTCGGTAGAATAAGCAGTCAGCGCCCAGTTGCCGCCGTCCGTTGAGCCAGTGGTGAGCATCGGGTCGGTTACGCCTTTGATAGCGTCAACGGTGGGGGCGATTCCAGTACCAGCCTTAAAGGCATTGCGAATATAGGCAAGGCCCGCGCGCCCTTCGTCGGTATTATCGTCTTTCAGTTCTGCGATCTTGAAGGCCAGCGCCTTGTATGCCGCAGGCGAAACGGGCTTGTTAGACGAGCGTAAGACTTCTGTCATCAATGCCAAATCAGCCGCACTCAACGCATCATACTTCCACGTCTCGCTAAATTGCGCTTGATAAGGCGCATCTACATAGGGCAGTCGGCGCGCCTTCGCGGCTTCCTTTTCCCATTCGGCTTTGGCGGCTTTCACAGCCTCGTCCACCTTTTCCTTTTCAGCCTTCTCAGCTTCGGCCTTGACTTCGGCATCTTCTTTCTCTGCTTCGATCTGGGCTTCCACCTGGGCTTCCAGCTTGACGGCTTTCGCCATCAGGTCTTGCAGTTGTTTCGCTTCATCGTCTGACAAATCAGCCTTGATAGATAAGGTCTTGATAGTCTTACGGACGTTGCGAAGTTCACTCTTTGCGTCCATTGTTTTTACTCCTGTATAGTTAATAGATATGCTCTTG